TCCACTCCAGGAGCTTCTGCCGCTTCGCGTCAGACTGCGTTTGGTTCGGGAAATTACGTTTAATTCGCTCCCGGACTTCCTCTAGCGTTGGCATCTCTGTCCTCCATGGTTCGGAAGGGAGGGGGGAAGCCCCCCCCACCCCCCCGCGGTATGGCCCATCGGTCGGTACGGTCTGTGCCCGCCGCGCATTCGTTTCAACTCGCGCACGGCATTACCCCCTGCGAGCGGGCGTAGGAAGAGTCCGACTGCGGGAAAAGCTGCGGCGGAAAGGGGGTCCGAGGTAAACTCGGGGTCACCGAAGATGCGCTGCTATCGCTTTTCCGGGAGTCGCGGCTCGTTACCGCGCACCAGACGCCCCTCACGGGGCGTTCTGGTTTATGCCGTAGGGCGACCATTACGTCAAGCGGCCAGGCGGGCTAGGACCGCTGCATTTATGTACAGGTCGTCATTGTCGGCCGCCTCGAACGCGCAGGCACAGTCGATCCAGCCCACCACGTAACCCTGGTAGGAGAGCTCAAATACGGGCATTTTCTCGTCCGTTCGGTCGTTCATAGACCCTGGGATCGACCTTGCATTTCCCTTTGCTGTGCGCCTGGAGGCGCAGCGCCGATTTGATCGGCACCACGCCGGTTTTTTTCCACTGGTACACCGCCTGGGGCTTGATGTTGAGGATCCACGCGATGGCGCGGCCCGTCTTGAAAAAGCCCATGGCTGTGTCGTACTTCATTGGGCGGAATGCTACGTGCGTCCCGTTACTTGTGCAAGTTCCCCTTGCAATGGCCAGCAACAATGGCTTACATTGGGCCCGTCGAAATCAACAGGAGTTCACCTCGATGAAAACCTTCCAAATCTATAGCTCGCAGACCGGCGACACGTCGTTCGGCCGAGTCCAGGCCGACTCGCAAGCCCAGGCACTCGATCGCTTTGCCCAACGCTTCGGCCACGCTGACCGAATCGCCATGTATCGGGATTCTCCCGTCTTCCAATGGGTGTCTGCTGAGGAGGTGCGGTCATGAGCTGGTACCAGGTTTTCGTGCTCGACGCAGAGGGCTGCACGCTCTGCAACACCGAGGAAAGCAACCTGCGCCTCGCCAAAAACAGCGCACGGGAGAAACTCGTGGAGCGCGATCTGATCGACGCCGGCGCGCACAAGGTCGAGGTGCGCAACGAGGAGGGCGTCTGCCTCTACGACAAGTTCTACCCCGTCAAGGTGGAGCACGTCCGATGAGCCGAGCTGCCATTTTTGCCTTGGTACTGTCCCTCGGTGGCTGTGCAACCATCCAGGAGCACCCCTACGCCACGTCGTTTGCGGTGGCCTTCGTTCCCGGCTCCATCGCCGCCTCCCAGCGTCACGACTTTCGCGAGTCGGCGGTGGCACATCCGCCGGGCACCGCCACCATCGGCACGCGGAACCGCAGCACCGGGGCGTGCCAATGAGCGCCGCAGATCGCTTGATCGAGCTGGTCATCATCCGCCGCACTATTCGTGAACTCGGCAAGGCTGGCTTCGTGCCGGTCTCGGTCTGGGACAGCGAGGAATACGTGCCCGCCACGTCATGCCGCAAGGTGATCGAGACACTGCAGGCGGTGGACTACAACTGCACCGTGCACTTCGCCCCGGCGAGCGATGTCAGCGATTGGGGCCGCATGGGCGTGATGTTCGTGCTAGGCAACGGGATCGACGTGATTTCGGACTACCACCTTCCTGTCAACAAGCCGGAGTTCGGCGCCGCGATGGAACGTATCGCCGAGTACGTCAAGCGGCTGGAGTCGGCATGAGTCACGAGGTCCCCATGTCTGCGCTCGAGGAGGCCGAGTTCCAATTCCAGTGCGCGCGGCTCGATTACTTGCTGCAGGAGCGGCGACGGCGCCTGGAGCACGAGGCGGATGTCCGTGCCCAGGCCGAGCTGGAGCGCGTTCCGATGTTCCTTCGCCGGCAGGCGGAGTAGATGGCTGCTGAATCCCGCGAACTAGTCCAGGTGGCGCCGCCCATGACGGTGGCGTCGCTGAAAGAACGCAGCCAGCACGTGCAGGCGCTCATCAAGGATCTGATGGTCGAGGGCGTGCACTTCATGATCGTGCCCGGCACCAAGGAGCGCAGCTTAACCAAGCAGGGCTCGGAGATGCTGCTCTCCGCCTTTCACATCGCGGTGGAGCCGGAGATCATCGAGACCAGCACGCCCGACTTCGTGCGCTACACGGTCAAGATCACCGGCCGGCACATGGGCTCCGGCATCGTGGTCGGGGTGGGCGTCGGGCGCTGCTCCTCGAACGAGGAGAAGTACAAGTGGCGCCGCGCGGTGTGCGTCGAGGAGTTCGAGGCGACGCCGGAATCGCAGCGCCGCATCAAGTGGGGCAGCGGCGACCGGGGCATCTACACCGTGCAGCAGATCCGCACCAACCCCGAGGACATCGCCAACACGGTGCTCAAAATGGCGAAGAAGCGCGCGCAGGCGGATCTGTGCCTGACCGCGCTCGCGGCCTCTGACGCCTTCAAGCGCCAGCCATGCCCCGCCGATCCCGGTCCCAGCCGCGCTGACCTCCAGGCCCAGACGCGCGCCCGGCCTGCGGCTTCTACGGCGGCCACGGGCCCTGTGGATCACCCGGTGAGTAACGGGGATAAGTCTCAACCGGCGGGTACCGGCCCCAGCGGGGAGAAGCCCGCGGAAACCCCAAGGCCCGCCACCTCCGCGCAGTTGGGGCTGCTGCGCAAGAAACTGGACGAGTCGGGGATTCCGGAGAACGCCTTTCTGGCGCAGTTCCAGTTGGGGCGCATCGAGGAGGTGCCGTTCACGCAGGTGGACGCCGCCTTGGCCTGGATCCGGGGCCTGACGCCATGAGCGGCTGGTCCTGTGTCTGGCCGGGGTGCCGGCAGCGCCATCGGCACCTGGAGTGGTGCTATCAGCACTGGCCGGCGCTCGGCGAGGAGTTGCAGGCGCGCCTCACGCGGGCGTGGGGCACGATCGAGTACGACGCCGCGCGGGTGCAGGCCCATGACCAGGCGCTCGCCAGCATCGAGTGGGTCAAACACAACGTAACAGGAGGTTCACATGCTCATTCTGACTCGTCGGGTGAGTGAGACGCTCATGATCGGCGGCACCATTGAGGTCACGGTGCTCGGCGTCAACCGCAACCAGGTGCGCATCGGGGTGAAGGCGCCCAATGACGTCTCGGTCGACCGGCAAGAGGTCTACGAGCGCAAGGTGATGCACGGCACGCTGGGACGGCCGCGAAGATATCGCGCGTGCTGGTGTGGCTCGTGGTGCCGGCGATCTTCGCGGCGCTCGGCTGGTGGTGGGGCATCGCCTGCTTCGTCTGCCTCGAGGTCGGTTACTTCTGCGGCTAGGGCAGCGGCTTGCACGTTGGACGTCAGGAGGCACGCCGTGGCCGTTCCTGAGCCGGGCCAGGAGTCGTATCTGGGTGACGGTCTGTACGTCTCGCACGATGGCTTTCAGGTGCAGCTGCGCGCGGACGGCGAGGATCACATGAACGTCGTCTACCTCGAGCCGTCCGTGCTGGCTGGCTTCGAGGCGTGGTTGAAGCGACTGGGTCGGTGAACCGCTGTTTCTGGTGCGGTCGCTTCCTGCCGGCGGATTGGCACGAGGGGTACTGTTCCACCCGCTGTCGGCGCCTGAAACTCACGCCCCGCCAGCTGCCGTTACGGGGACTTCGATTCGGGGTAGTGGTCGATCACCCCGTCCGTAATATTGAAGTGGCTGTGGCAGGGATGGCCCATGACCCGCAAGGAGCGGCTGCCGCGCGGCGCATCGACGAAGCTTAGGTTGGTCAGGTCCGTGCCGGTGACGGTCCAGGCGGTGCCGGTGGCGTGCTTCTGCGCGAACGGCATGCGCAGGCGGTGCGCGCGCTCGGTGCCGACGCAGCCCGGGCAATCGAACCACAGGCTGTCGGCGTCGGCGATCGTTGTCTCGCTGGTCGGCGTAAATTCGGGGTGCAGATCGGCAAGTTTCATGAGTTCTCCTGTCCGGTGAGACGCCGCCAGGCTTTGTGCACTCCGGTGCGGGTCATGGCGCTCGTGTCGATTTCCTCGACCACAATCGCGGGCGATGCTGCCGGTTTCGGCGCCTGCACCGGCACACGATACGGCGGTATAAGGGGCGGTGTACGGCGTTTTGTCCACGGCCATCTCATGGTGCTTTCACCCGGCACACGTGGGTGATGTAGTCCTGTAGGGCGGCTACTTGGGCGTCGGCTTCGTGGCCGACGAGCACGAGGGGTCGGCCGACGTCAGGCCCTGGCAGAGGATCGACAGGATGGCCTGCTGGAATGTCGGGGCTACCATGAGCGATGGGTCGGGCGGCGGCGGCTCCAGGCACGCTGGCGGGGGCCGCAACGTACTGCAGGCGCACAACAGGAGCGGCAATGGGATCGAGAGGCGCCTGCCCCATCTGGTGAGCTTCTTGGTTGATTCGCGCGGCATCGATCGACTCCTGTTTCTGGTTTTCGGCATCGCGTTGAATGGTCGCCCGCGCGGCGGCGAGCGCCGGCTTCATGCGCCCGACGTAGAAACCTCCGCCGAAAAGCCCCAGGGCGATCAGCAGAACGGCGATGCCTTTCACCCAGGCGAGCATTACCGCAAGTCGCCAGGCAGCGTGGATCTGCCAATCCGGTGGTTGAGGGTGTCGAGCTCGTTGGTCAGCCATCGCACGCGCTCGCGGGAGAGGCTCGTGTGCATGCGCATCTCATCGACGATGTTCGAGATCTGGTGGCGCGCTGCCTCGAGCGAGTTGGCCGCGCGTTCGAGCGCATCCAGCATGGACTTGGTGTCACTGATGTCGATCCCGAGCTTTTTGGCGCGCTCGACCAGGCCGGTTTCCGTCACGGTGCAGATCCTTTCACGAGTAGCGCGACGATCACGCCGGCGACGATTTCAATGGCGGCGACCACCACCACCCCGCGTACCAGCCAAACTAGCCCATCGACGCGCTCGGTCAACACCTTGAGGTCCGTCATCTGGTCTCTCTGGCGCTCGAGCTGTGCGGCCATCTTATTGATGTTCTCGGTGAGCGCACGGCGTTTGTCGGCCGCTGCCTCGCGCAGCACCAGTGCTTTCAAATCGCGCACTGTGTCGGTGTATTCGTTGCGCCGGGTCACGGCGCACTCTGATGCTGGTCGTTGTAGTGCCCGATCGCCGCAACTAGCGCGCCAAGTGCGCACATCGGCCAGTGCTGGCCCCCGAGAAGGCCCACCTGGAAGGCGCCCACGATCACGCCCAGGTAGCCTGAGATTTTGGTGCGGTTGTGCCACAGGATCAGCCAAAACGCACGAGTTCTGCCAGGCGCTTTGCCCTCGTTCCCACTTCCGTCGCCCATGGCTGCGATGACTCCAGGTTGTCGGCGGCAGCCGCGAACTGCCCAGCCTTCATCTGGGCGAGGAAGTTCGGCCACTTGGCCTCGAAGCGCGCAGGGTTGCCGAGGCCGACATTGAAGTACAGGGTATAGATCACCGTCTGGCGTGCGGGGGTGAGAAGCGTGATCCATGGCAGGCCCGGAGCGAGATCCGCCTCACATTGTGCGAGGTCGTTGGAGAGCATCTGCTCCGACTCGGCCGGGGAGAGCCCGCGGCCGGCTAAGTTGCGCCCGACCCCGATGGTAGGGTTTCCCTGTACGAGGGTTCCCGGACCGATGGGGCGCCCGGTGGCATCGTCGTAGACCTTGAGCTTGATCCCCTCATCGCCGTGCAGTTCGGCGCGCAGCTGCTGCTCCGTGAGCGGGTTCACAGAGTGCGGACGAGGTGCCCGAGCAGGCCGCCCAAGGCGAGGCCCGCGAGGCCGGCCAGCAGCGGTAGGTGTTTCTCGTACCAGGTCTTCGCCTGGGCCTCGAGCGCCGTCACGCGCGCTTCCAAGGTCACGGTCTCGGTGACAACAGCGGCTTTGACTTCGTTGATGGGGCTGGCCATGGGTGACTCCTCGGGTTTAGTAGACGAATCCCGCGCCGCTCGCCTTATGCTTCGACAGCGCGGAGTACTGCAGGGTGAAGGGCACAGCGCCCGTGTTGTTGACGGTGATGTGGGTGCTCCCGCCGGCCCCATTCGCCGTGATGGTGTAGGTCACCGCGCCCGGCGAGGACACCGCTCCCAACGTCGTGATGGTGCCGTTGACGCCCGGAATCACCGTAAACGAGCGCCGATCGTACGTCCCGTTGGTGCCATCATTGAGGTAGAACGAGATCTCGCCCTGCCACACCTGTCCGGCCGCGAGCACACACACATCCTGCGACGCGCCGTTCCCTACGGTGAAAATGGAGGCGCCATCGAAGCGCGCGCGCTCCAGGTCCGCGCCCCAGCCGAGCGCTGCAAAGCCGTCCGCCTGGATGTTGGCGGTCGCGGTCGCGGACACCTTGATCGCCGGCGCACTCGCGCCCAGCACCGGACCCGATTGCTCGGCGTAGCAGTTGATCAACTTCATGCCGGAGCCGCTGAAAATCGCGGCGCCGGGGGCGACGAAGATCGCGTTTGGCAAAGGCTGGAAATTCGGATCGCCGTTCCAGCCGTTGGTGAACTTCACCACATCGAAGGTCCAGGTGTCGCAGCCGTTGCCGGCGATGGCATCGAAATAAAGCGCGGTGCCGCCCGCCTGGCGCTGCGACGGGCTGCCGGTGACGCAGGTGGTCCATTTGCACTCGTTGGCGAACGAGCCGGCCGCCGGGTTGACGTAGATCGTGTGCCGCCCGGCGTTGATCGACTGCACCACTTCGAACATGCCCTGCTGCACGAACGAGGAGGCGCCGGGGGTAATCGAAATGCCGTCGCGCTGCGCGTTGTGGATATCGACGTTTCTCACCATCGGGGCTTCAAAGCCGCCGATCACCAGGGCATCGCGCCCGGCGAAACAGCAATCAACGGAAATGTCCTTGAGCACCGCGGCATCGGCCGAGCCCGCGGCTCCCAAGAGGATGCAGTCAGTCGCCGCATTGTTGATGCAAAGCGCGATGGTAGGACGGCCCTGCAGACCTTCCCAGCGGTGCGCCGTGGTGTTGATCGTCCCGCCGATCACCGCCTGGCCGGTCATCAGATAGATGCTCGGTCCGGTGAACGAGAGCGTGCCGTTGATGCTGTACAGGTTGTAGTTCACGCTCGATCCCAAGGACGCGCCCTGGGAGCCGACCAGCGCGTTCGCCGCATTGATCGGGATGGTGTCATCGGCGCCGAAGTAGTAGGTCAACGGGATTGCTGCGGTGAGCGGTCCGCTCGCGAAGGTCTGAGAGATCGACACCTTGTACGTGCCGGTGCTGCCGGCCGCGCCGGTCAGCTGATAGAGGATCGTGGTACCGCCCGCCGCCCCGGTGATGGTCTGCCCCGGCAGCAGGGTGCCGCTCGCGATCGCGGTCACGGTCATGGTGGTCGAGGCGGGGCCGATCGAGGCGGTGAAGGCACAGGTCGAGGCCCAGGGGGGCGCCACGTTTAAGGTGACGGCGGTGCCCGACACATAGCCTTGGATGGTGTTCAGGGACGTCGGAAAGGTGGTGTAGGGGGGCGCAACAATGAAGATCACCTTGCCCACATCGGCCGCGACGAAGGCGGCGTTGGCATCGCTGAACGCGGTCCCGAGCATGGTGCCGTTGTTGCCGCGCTTGCCGTTGCCCAAGGCGCCGAACCATTCCGGGTAGATCGCCGGGGCGCGGATCTTGCCCGCGATGGTGCCCCCGGCGCTCTGATCAAAGATCTTCCACAGGCCGGCGTACACCGGCGCGTTGATCGTAATGGTGATGCCGGCGGCGGGTTTCAAAATGGCGAGCGAGTCGAAAAAGAGCGGCACGTTGAGCACGAGGTTCGAGTTCACGAGATATGTGCCCGGAGGGATGTAGAGCGCCGCTCCGATGCTGTTCGCGGTGGTCAGGAACGCCGCATTGTTGGTCGCCCCATCGCCCACCGCGCCAAAGCGCCGGATATCCTCACCGCGCCACGGTGCTTTGTCATAGCTGGTGGGCACCACGCCGGCGGCCGCCTCCGCCGCGGTCTGCGGGTACAGAATGCCGCCGATCACCTGCTGCGTCAGCACGTCATAGAGCAGTTGCCAAACCGTGCCGGTCCACTCGAATTGGTAGATGCCGCCCGCCACCAGGCTCCCCGGCGGCAGCGCGCCACCGCCCGGAATCTGGATCGACTGGTTGCCGGTGGCGTTCAGGTTCAGAGTGGAGGCGCCCGCGTTGCTGTTGCCGATCACCAGGGTCACTTTCAGGTTTGGGTACAGCGAGGCCGGGTAGGCCGCGTTGGTGAGCACGTAGGCGTTCGCGATGCCGCTGTCGGTACCGACCACGAAGCCCATGGGGTCGAGCATCTGCACCGGGCTTTTGGTCTTGTAGACGGTCGCCTTGTACGAGTAGGTCAGCGTGTAGGCGCCGTCCGGCACGTAAAAACTCACCTGCCCGGTGATGTCCGACATCACGGTCGAGGCGGCGATCGGGCTCGCGGTGCCGTTGGTGTTGTAGATGGTCGCGAGGCCGCCTCCCGGATAATTGGTGACGGTGACGGTGGCGCCGAGCAGGGAGTTGCCGGAATCGTCGGTCAGGGTCTCGAAATACTGCAGCATGGCGGTGTTCCTGTCAGGCGAGCACGTAGGCAAATGAACCGGAGAAGAGCCGCTTGATGCCGGCCGCGGTCCACAGTCCCGAGGCGTTGTTGATGTTGAGCGCGACCGCGGTGCCGCCCACCTGGTTCTGGATCACCATGCTGGCGGCAGCCCCGGTGACGCTGTTGTCCTCGGCGGCGAGCAACGGCGATTGCACCACCTTTGTCAGCCCCTGTAGGCCGGGCAACATCCCGCTGAAGCCGAACCCGGTGGCATTGCTGGTGAGTGCGCCCGTGTCGTCCCACGAGAGGATCACGAAACCGCCCGCGGGGCCGCCGGACAAGGCGTAGCGGAAGTTGACCAGCGGCAGCGTGGTCACGCCGGTCACCTGCATCTGGAACGTGCCGGTGATACCGGTCGAGACGGTCGGGTCATCGACGCCGGCGATGTTGTCGAGCACGTCCAGCTGGTTGCCGGCGGCATCGGTCGCGATGAACTTGACGACCGTCCCGGCGGGCACCCAGAAGGCGACCGGCGCGCCCGAGGCGGACACCGGCCGGCCCGCGGCCGAGAGTGTCATTGGGTTCGGGTTGGCAACGAGGCCGGTGTTGTCGGTGTAGGTGGTCACCGGCGTGGTCGTGCCGGCGAGGTAGGTAGTGATCTGTCCGCCGGTCGCTACCACCCCGATATTGGTGAACCACTGCGGGATGTACGAGAGTGGCAGGATGTACAGGGTCATTGGAAGCTCCAGTCGGTCGCGATGCCGTGCGCCTGGAGCTTCGGGATCTCCTCCTCGAGCTTCTCGCCGATGTCATCGCGGTAGATCATGTTCGGGACGTGCAGCTCCTGCAGCGTGTCGTAGGCCCGGGTGGTGGCGCGCGTCACCGACTTGCCGGTCCCGGTCACCACGCACAGATAATCCCCGGTGGTGGTCCAGCAGTCGCGGGTTTCGACTGCCTTGCCCACCATCACCGGCTGCGGCGCGATCTTGACCGCCTGCGGCGCGAGGTACTGCAGGTTCTCGCGCGTGACCCCGGCGATCGGAATGCCCTCGACCTCCGCTTTGGTCAGGGTACTGTACGGATAATCAGGCTGCGCGATCACGATGCCACAGGCATGCCGAGTGGAGACTTTAAGGGTGTCCTTGCCCTCGCAGGCGTCCCACATCCACTCGACCGGATCGCCCTGGTGGGTCGCCCACATGATGTTGGCGGCAGGCCAGCCCAAGCGCGTGGTAAATTCCAGCGGCCAGGCACGCCCCTCGTCATCCACGATGCAGTTCACGTCGATATCGCCCAAATGACCCAACGCGACCAGCTTTTCTTCGAGCGGTGCCAGCACCTCCTGAAACAGCTTCGATTCTCCGCCGGTGTACTTCATTACCGTGCCGGCCTCGCCGCAGTTGGGCCCGCAGTTGCCCGAGAGGAGTTTCTTGAATTCGAAGTTCTCGTTCGGCGGCCCGACCCAGCCCTGGGCGCCCAACCATCGGGAGACGCCAATCTCGATGCCGTCAATGACCTCCTGCAGCATCACGGGCCCCTGTGGGTTCATCTGAAGCTTCTGCCAGCGCTCGAGGCGGGCGATCAGGTCGGCGGCACTCTTGCCGACGTAGCTCAGACTCTTGTCCTCCTCATCGCCGAGCGTTTTGAATACGAACCGCGCGCCCGTCTTCCGGACGTGAGCTTCCGCCTCCTTCAGGGTGGCAAATTGCTGGGAGGTTGGAATCGCGATGCCGGCGGCCTCGAAGAACTTCATGCCACGAGCGCGGTCAATCTCGAGCGCGGCTGATTTGACTGAAGGGCCGTACACACGGATTCCCTCGCGCCGCAGTTGATCGAATTTCGGCATGAACTCGTGGTTGCCGGTGGGCACGATCAGATTCGACCACTTGGCGTGGGTCAGCCAGTTCTTCACCCGCTCGACGCCCTTGAAACCATCGCCCGTGGTCGGGTGATTGTCCTTCGAGTACCAGATCTTGACGTCGTGCCCGGCCTTGGCCGCGCGAACGCCCAGCGCCAGACCTTCCCCGACCGAGTCCATGTTTACAATCAAGAGCTTCACGGCGGGGGCGGTTCGCGCGGCGTGATGCCGGCCGCGGCGCCCAAGGTGGTCAGCTGGCGGCGCCGGGCCGCGTTCCGCAAGGCGGCGCGTGCCTCGCTCTCCGCGGCCGCGGTCTCCAAGGGCGAGCGCACCGCCTGAGCCGCTTCCTGGGCCGCCTTGCCGCGTTCGCCCAATGATTTGAGGGCATCGCGAGCCCCGATCACGTATTTCGCCCCCGGCACCAGATATTTGGTGGCCTTTTCGGCCAATACCAGCGCGTTCGGCACGGTGCCCGACTCGGTCACGCGTCCGGCGGGCTCGGTGCGGGTTATCTTTGCTGCCCGGAGGATGCGGTACAGCTCATCGGCGGTGGACTTGCCGAGGATCTCGTTCAGGCGATCGCGGCCGACGCTGTTGATCGACTTGCGCAACGCCGCGGCGGTGAGCACCTGGCGCTCCGCCTCATCGGTCGCGACCACGTTGCGCGCGTCCTCGAGGATGCGGTTCACCGTCTCGCCCTGCAGGTCGCGCCAGGCTTTTCGGCCCTCGAAACGGGCCGACCGCGGCCCCTCTTGGGTGAGCAGCGACTTCTTGACCTGGCGGATCTGATCGAGCGAGCCCTTGGCGATGGTCTGGGCGGTCTTCTCGAGCGCGAGCGCCCGGTCGCCGGCCTTGTTGGTGGTGAGCTTCTTGATGAGCGCCTGGTCCTTGAACTCCTGCTGGTGCTTGCGGAACGCATCGTTCGCGGCTTTCCATGCTTTGGCGCCCTCCGGCGAGGCCTCCGCCATGGTCTCATCGATCGCTTTGCGCACTTTCGCGGCATAGTGGCCTTCTTTACCACCGGTGGCCGCGATGTCGTTCGCGTCCGAGCGCAGATCGTGTAGCTCGGCGAGCGTCGCGTCCTCGAACGGCACCGGTTCCGGGGACTTGGCCGCCAGTTGCTTGGCGCGCGCGGCCTTGCCCAGCCAGCCCTGTACCCAGCCCAAGTGCTGAATCTCCGGGTTCTTCTCAAGGAGCGCGGTCAACGGCTTGACCGGCGCGCGCACGTCGGGCTCGGTCTCGCGGGCCTTTTTGTACAGCGCGTCGTAGTTGCGCTTGCTGGCCGCCGCCTTGATCCGCAGAGAGCCTTGCACGGAGCCGCCGACCTCCTCGGTCGGCTTGGTCGCGCGGCGCACGGACGGGCTCGACGGAGCGCCTTCCTCGGTCGGATCGTGCAGGCCGCCCTGCAGGCCGGCCTTGCGGCCCCTCAGAACTTCCAGGTTTGCTTGAATGTCTCGGTTTGCTCGAATGTCCGTTTGCCGGATGGGCTCACCCGCATCCGTTTTCGATGCGACCGCTTCTCGACGTAGGTCGGCAGCGTTTCGGGTGAGTTTGCCGCGGGTGGTCTCGACCGGGATGCGCAGGCCCTGCAAGGCGGCCTGGCGCTCGATGGCTTTCGGATCCAGCTTCTCCAGATTGCCGGACTCCTTGGCGATGTTGGTGAGCGTTTTCCGCATCGCTGCAGGTAGCGAATTCCAATCCACACCAACACGATTTCGAACATAGGACTCGGCTCTCGCTGCGGCGCCGGCGGCGCCCTGGGCGGCCGAGGCGGTGGCCTTGGGAATCTCGGAGGCCACCTTGGCGCCCAAAATGTTCGGTGCCTGCTTGGTCGCCTCCTCGGCGGCGTTGCCGATGCTCTCGGCGATCGGCTCCGGCAGCCCGAGCATCTTGGCGGCGCCGCCGTAGTAGGACTTCGAGAAGCGCCCCGCCGCGCCGATGGTGGCATCGCCCACCGCGCCGATCGCCTCGGTGGTCGCTTTGCCTAAGCCGGTGCGCGGGTGGTAGGTGAACTTGTCCTGCACCTCGCGCTGGAAACCGGCCGCATCGGTGTCTTGGTTGCCGGTCGCCATGTCGACGCCGGTGGCCACCAGACCGGCGATGTCCGCCACCGGCTTCGCGATCGCCCCCGTCACCGTGGCCGCCGCCGCCTCCACCGGGCCCGCTATCGCTTCGCCCCAGGCGCGGGCGCCGGCTTTGAAAAGATCCCCGAACGTCCGGGGCTCCTCCGCCGGGCCCGGCGCCTGGGGCTTCTCCGGGGCTTTGGCGGGGGGTGCGGCGGCACCCGACTGGAGGGTGTACCCCGGCGGCAGCGGCGGCAGGCCTCCCGAGGGGGCGGCGGGTTGCATGCCCTGCAGGGTGTAGCCGGCGGGTAAGGGGGGCAGCTCAGCCAATGGGTCGCCCCGTTTGCGCGTCGACCCAGGACTTGCCGTCCGGCGACAGTTTCAGGGTGTGGCCGTTGGGACCCACCGCGGTCGGCGCCGCGCCGCCGGTTCCGCGGGGAACAGCGGGGCCGGCACCCGGTATGGCGCTCTGGCCACTGGTCTCGGCGATGGTCCTGTCCGCCGCATCGCGGGCGCCGACCGCTTCTTCCTTCAGCGACTTGACCAGGGTGTTCACCGCCTCGTCCGAGTTTGCGCTGTTGAAAAGCTCGTGGATGTGGGCGCGCTTGTCGACGTCGGTGCCAGAACGCGCGGCCAGCTGGTTGTAGGCGTTCTCGAGCGCCTGCATCTTGGTCTTGAAGCGCAGCAGGGCGGGGTCGGAGATCTTCGCGTCGGCCATCTGCGAGAGCTGGTTCCAGGGCACGAACTTGCCGCGCGGCACGCCCTTCGAGGCCTCGACGGTCTGATCGCCGAAGGTGTCCAACTCATTGGCGGCGAGCGCCACCTTGCCGATCTGCGTGCCGGCGGTCTGTGCGCCCTTGGTCTCGGCGGCCAGTTTGAGCTTGCCGGACTTGATGCCCTCGGCGATCTCGTCCGAGGTGAGATCGGGGTGTTTGGCGAGCAACCCGTCGATGGTGGAGCGGATCTGCGCCTGCGAGCGAAGGCCGGCGGGGAGTGACACGTTCTTATCCGCGAGCGACGCCAACAGCTGCGACTCTTGATCGCTGAAGCCGGCGTTTTTCGCTTGCGCGGCCGCCTCGCTCGCCAGGTCATGGCGCTCATGCTCGCTCTCGGACTTCTCCTTGGTGGCCTCCGCCTTCGCCTGGGTGTCGGCCTTGAACTGCTCGAGGCGCTGCTTGATCTGGGCCTGGCCCTGTTTGGACTTCGCCTCGTAGCCCTCGAGCGTCGCTAAGGTGAACGGCTGCCCGGACACCATTTTCAGCTGATCGTCCGGCAGAGCCGGCGCGCCATCGGGGAGCTTCTGATTGCGCAGCGACTGGATCGCTGCGGGCATGCGCTGCGTGATGAGGGCGTTCACATCGAGATCCGAGCCGCCGTTGTTCTTCAGCTGCCGGGCCTCCGCGATCACCCCGTCCAAGGTGTTGACGATCATGTCCTGGCGCTTCTCCGCCAGCGTGTACTGGTCCAACTGCTGCTGCACCTGGCCCGACTGGTACTGCTGGCCCTGTTTCATCAGGTCCATGGCGGCTTTCGGGCTCACGCGGTTGACGGCGGCCGCGGTCGAGGCCAAGCCCTGCGGGGTGGTGTAGTCGGACTTCTGCAGGATCGACTTGATCTTGGCCGAGTCGGCGAGGTCTTCCTTCGCCTGGCCCAACTGCAGGCTCTGCAGCTGGTTGCGGTCGGTCATGTCTCGCAGCGTCGCGCCCTTGGCGGCCGCGGCTACGGGGTCGTACTGGTTGTCGGCAATCGAGCCGATGACGGAAGGGTCGAATGCCATGGGATCTCCTCAGCGGGGGACGTTGACGCCTTAGCCGCCCGGGGCCAGGTTGTAATCGACGCCGCCACCGCCGGACGTCACGGTGCTGCCACCCCCGGTCTGGCCCTGCAGCGCCGCCAGGGTGGTGTACTGATTACCGGCGTTGCCCGCGATCTTGGAAAGTCCCGCTGCCTCGTTCGCGTAGATTCCGGCGTTGGTGTTGCCCTGGTTGACTGCGATGCTGCCGATGTTGGTCGCCCCCTGTTGCACCGCCTGGGCCTGGCCCGCCGCCGCCGCCTGCCCGCTGCCCACCGCGTTTGCGATGTTGCCGACCGCGTTCTGGTAGGTCTGATCGGCCAGCCCGGTGTTGTACTGATCGAGCGCGGCCAGGGTATTACCGCCGACCCCGCCGGCGGTGCTGGCAGCGTTCAGGATGCCCTGCTGCCCTTGGCTCTGGGTGAACTGGTAGCCCGGGGTGCTCTGCAGAGCGGCCAAGGTGGTGGCGGAGTTCGCGCCTGGGCCGATACCGAGCAGGGCCTCGTACTGCGGCAGGGCGGTGGTCCCCAGCGCCCGGTAGGGCGCGGACAGTTGCGCCGACTGGTTGAGGGCGTTCTGTTGCGCGTTAGCCGCGGTGTTGGCGGCCGATTGCGTGGCGCCGGCGGCCTCGGATCCCGCGACCGCCGTACCGACTCCGGCCACGACGGCGCCTCCAATGATTGCTGCGGCGACCATGCTTACTCTCCCCACCAAGCGGTGAAATACCGCTCCACTTCGATCATCTGACGGCCCTCGACGAACAGCACCGCCGCGTCCTTGTGCAGTTTGGAGCCGTAGAACGCGCGCTGCACGCCGCGCCGGCGGCCTTCGTGCTCGACGGCGTCAAAGAGCTGCATCGAGATCATGTCGCGCTCGACCGCCTGCAGGCTGTCGCCGTCGCGGTAGTCCGGATCCAACCAGAAAATGTCCATCTGCAACGTGAGACAGGTCCGGTAATGCAGACCGGGGGCGATGAAACCGACGAAGTAGGCGACGATCGCGCCCGCATCGCGCAGCACCACGCACAGCACCTCACCGCGCCGATCGCGCTCGAGATACACCTCGTACTGGGGATCGAGCGGCACGCGTTCCCGGTCGAGCGCGAGCTCGTGCCAGTGCGGATCGAAGAACGGTTTCAGCTCCTCGAGGTTGTCGACCAGACGCTCGACGTGGGCGGTGATCATGGGGTCACCGGCTTCGTCGGCAGTTCGCCCTTCACGGCAGGGCGCGAGCTGTGGATGTCGACGATCAGGTGCAGGCGATCGTCGGGTGAGTTGTTGATGACCTCGTGCTCCATCGCGTTGTTGAACCACCAGGCTTCGCCCGTCGCCATGCCGAGCTGTTCTTCGCCGCAGCGGAACAGCACCCCGGGCTGGCTGTGCAGCACGTAGTGGTAGCGGCTGTAGTAAGCGCAGTGCGCGGGCGTGTCGACGTGCGGGTAGATCACGCCGCCCGGGCGGATCTTGTTGATCATCACCCGGCCGAGCCTCTCACCCTCGACCGTCGCCATCAGGTTGAACACCAGCGGCCGCCAGGCCGAGAGCGCAATCGCCCCATCCATCCACACGCACTCGTGCTGGTCGCGGGCATCGCGCTCGATCTCGGTGACGGAGGCCGGCGGGAAATGGATAAAAATGGTCTCGACGTCCTCGAACGGCCCTTGCGGGTAATCGCGCAAATACGTGTCCGCTTTCCACAGGAGGGGCGCGCGGGCGATCTGCGCCATTAGCGGGGTCATGTTCAGGCCCTGGGCCAAGCGGAAAAAGTTTTTCATACCGGGGCTCCAGCGGCGTTGTGCCAGACGATGGTGGGACTGATCGCGTTCACCCACACCGGGTACCCCAGGGTGGTGTCGTACCAGAACTGCCCGATGTAGAGATTAGTGGTCGGTCGAGCGGTGGTGGGCCCCGAGCTCGAGGTCGCCTGCAGGATCTTCTGCACGGTCGAGAACCAACCCGACCACATGGGCTTGGTGAGATCGAGCGGCGGGGTGGGCTGGGCGCCCAGCGGGGTGGTCATGCGCCACCCTTGCCGCGCAGGCGCGACATCGTGGCGCCTGCGGTCACCACAAACGGCACGGGGTCGGTCATGCGCACGCGGAAGGTGAAGGCCCGGCCGGTGCCCCAGCGGCGGGTCATGATGCGCGTGGCGAACTGGCCTTGCTGCCCGAGCGGCACCAGGCGCTCCGGCCCGAAATCGCGCATGTCGCGCGCTCGCGCGATCGATACCAACGGGGCGTAGCCTTGCGCGGACGGGTTGTTCAAGCCGACGCCAGTCTCCATGTCGAGGTAGAACGCGGCTACCCGGTACTTGTTGAAGTCGTTGATGCCGGTTTTGGTCACCAGCTCGCGCAGGATCACGTTGCCATTGTCCTGGTAGACCAGCGGCGAGGGGTTGTAGAGGTTGCCGCTAATCGAGTCGCTGACGTAGGTCTTGCCATAGGCCACGCAGCTGAAATTGCCCAAGTGACGGGCGCCCGCGCCGGGGGCGATGCCGGTCTGCGTCTCGCCCCAGGTATCCTCGGTCAAATCGTAGAGCAGCGAGCGCCCCAAGCCTCCGTTTGCGGAGGGCAGCGTGAGTTGGATGAACTTGTGGTTGTCCTGCTGATACACGAGCATCGTCGCATTCGTGACGGTGCTCGAGAGCGCGATGCTCTGCAGGATGTTGTCGACATCTGGGGTGGACACCACCTTCACTTGGTAGCCGTAGATGCGGGCGACCTGCAGGCCGCCCTCGCGGGTCTGGCACAGGAACACGATCGAGTCGCCGGCATGCGCGCGGGCGTAGACGGCCGCTAGGCCGTATTCCAGCGCGGAGTTGGTGATGTACTGGAACGGCTGCGGGGTCGCGCCCACGTTCTGCCAGAACTCCAGGTGCCCGCTCGAGAACACCACCACCAGGCCGCCCAGCGCATCGACCGCCAACACCTGGTCGGTGTACTGCACCGCGTTGAAGAACGAGAGGCCGTTCCACGTGGTGCCATCGTTCAGCGCCGAGACCCAGATCGTGGTTGAGCCGGGCTGTTCGCACAGGAAAAACCCGTTGCACTGCGCCACCGTCTTGGCGCCGTTCGGGAAGGAGGCGCCGATGACGGCAAAGGTCGGGCCTCCCGGGGTGTAGATGTACCCCAAGTTGCCATCGACGATGATCGCCTGGGTGGGGTTCAACGCCAGCGACACATTACCCACGCTCGACTGCAGGGTGTTGGTGTACACCGCGGCACCGGCGGCCGAGAGCGACTGAAAGGTGCTGCCGGCGACCACGTAAAAGGCGGCGAGATTCCCAATCATGCCGCGCACCGGGTAGGCGTTCTGGATCGACAGGCGAAACGCCAGAGACAAACCCGGGGTGCCGTACAGCACGATCGAGGACTTATCCCCGTCCTTGCGCACCTCGAGGTAGCAGTTCAGACGACGCTGGCGGGTGACCACCGGGGATTTCGAGTAAATCCCCTCGCCGAAGATCGCCTGCCGCTTGAGCTTGGTGGTCATGGGCCCTGGTTCTTCATGGGGAATAGGGGCTCTCTGCGTTCGGCTCGAAGAACACATCGGTCGTGTTCGGATCCGCTTGCTTCGCGATCGCCAGGGCGTCCTGGTAGTTCTGCTCCATGGTTTGGGTCCATTCACAGTCGAACATCGGCGCGATCTGCTTGCCGTGGCCGAGCACCAGGGGTGCGTACCACTGCTGCGGATAGTCGGGCGCATCGCCGGGGTTCACCAGATCCTGGGTGGGAGAGAGGTACACGCAGTGCAGGTGCTTGGTCACGTCCTGGGCGCCGGCGACGTCGAGGTAGAAGAGCCCGTTGGGTTGCTGGTTCGTGAACTGACTCTCGTACAGGTACGCTGTCGGATCCGCGATGTTCGTCGGCGCGGTCTTGGTCGGCAGGCTTTCATAGCGCTCCGTGGTCATGTAGTTCATCGGCGTGTCGTTGTTGTAGATGTCCCTGAGCACGCAGCTGACGATCGCGAGCGGCCGCACCCCCTTGGTGGTGTAGTTCCACACGTAGGAGACGCCCGAGGCCGGCACCGCTCCGGAGAGCCCCGGCGCGGCGATCGTCATGGTCGGCGGCGAGGGCACCGGGTTCAACGCCGTGATGGTGGTCCAGTAAGTATCCGCGCCGATCAGGATTCCCACATAGTCGCCGATGTTCATCTGCGCGACCGAGGCGACCGGAATCACGGTGGCGCCGGCGGCGACGGTGCTCGCTACGTTGGTCTGGCCGTACAGCTGCGGATAGGCGAGGCCGGTGGTCGAGGCCACCCAGTTGTCGCCGAGCTGCCCCAGGTTGTAGGCGTACTTGGTGTAGCCCAGGAAGAGCTCGGCGCGTTTGCGGGTCCAGATCTTCAGGCCGGGCGCAAAGTCGGTGTTGCCCATCCACTGTTTGACCATCAAATTCAGCTTGAAGCTGCAGTCCGAGTACTCCTGCGCCGTCAGGTTCTCCTGCGGATCGATGGCGCCGATGTCGATGGCGGCGGCCCGGATGATTTGCGCCTGGGTGACCGAAAACGTGTACACCCCGGAGGTCGACGGGGTGTTGGCGGTGAACAGGTTGAGGTTGAGCGCGGTCATGCCAGGTGCGGATTGGCGCGCTCGGTGTTGATCGTGGTGTAGATGGCGTCGCGGATCGCATGCCAGGCCGCTTCCCCGTCGATGTCCGCCTGGCACTGCGCGATGCCCCGCTCCGGGTGCTGCCGGCAGAACTCCCAGCTGTAATGCAGCATGTGGCAGGCCGGCGCCTCGTTGGCGCCGCGGCCGGGGCAGTGCGTGTTCTCGGAGGCGATCGAGGTGGTGTTCACCCAATCCCGGCACAGGTTTTCTTCCGTGCTATGGGATAAAAACAGCACCTTCGGCTGCGGCAGCTGGCTCATGGCGTTCATCACGCCGGTTTCCGGGCCGATGCCGACGTCCACCACCTCGAGTAGGCTCATGGTTTCGCGGATCCCGTACTTGCCGCTCTTGCAGTGCACCCGGCGCTCGTTCTCCCAGCCCTGTTCGAGGATCGCCGCATCGGCGCCGCCGACGAACACCACGTGTGACCCGGGAAACTCGGTCAGGATGGACGCCACCGTGCGATCCAGGCCGTCCCAGGTCTTGTGGACCGAGGAGCCGGCGAGAGCCCACAGTACCAGCGGTGCCCCACCCAACCGCGCCCGTTCGGCTTTCGCCCAGGCGCGTTCCGACTCGCGCGTGTGGAATTTCACCTGCGGGCGGTGGGGGATGTCGGCGATCAGGTGGCTGAACTCCACGTAGTTGTGGTTCATGTAGCGGTGCCGCGCCGCCGGCGACCACAGGTGCGGCGTTTTGCCGGGGATGCAGAGCAGCGAGCCTTCCACGGACTCGCTCAGCTGCACCCACTTGTCGTACTTGCGGCGGTGGTAGGCCCAATAATCGCCCAGCATGTGATTGGGGACCTGGTCCTTGTCCTGCAGGTAAAAGGCGTCGATGTTCGGGTCGAACTCGATCACCGTGTGCGCCGGCGGGCTGGTCATCAGCGTTACGTGGAAGCCCTGCGCTTTGAGGCCCGCGCACACGCTCGAGGTCTGCAGCAAGTCGCCGAACGCGCCGTAGCGCACCACGCAGGCGGTCTTCTTCGGTTTGTCCTTCTGCCAGCTGAAGTGACACGCCGAGCGGCGCTTCTGGAACACGAAAAAGAGCGAGTACTCGATGCCCTCGTTGCGCTTTTGGAAGTCGACCAGGTCCCAACCGTGGCCGGTCTTCTTCATGAGCTCGACCACCTTGTCGTAGCTCACGTTCCAGCAGTGATCCGGGTTCGCGCCAGGCTCCCCCACCTTCGGATAGTCATCCTCGTCCGGCACATAGAGCACCAGGTAGCCGTCGTTTTTGAGGACCCGCAGCCACTCCTTCAGGGCCTCCAAGGCAGTGTGCTTCTCGATGATCATCTTCTCGGCGAGGGCGCGCTGAATGGGGTCCGGAAAGGTGCGCGGATCGGTGCGCTCGAGCGGAATGTGTTCGAGCAGGTGGGAGCTGAACACGAAGTCCATCGAGCCGGAGGCAAACATCGGCAGATCCGCGGCGCTCTCGACCCACACGTCGGCGTTGACCGCCTGGCCGAAGAGCTGCCGGTCCTTGCCGTTGTCGACGCCGATGAAGTGCGGGTAGGTCTTCTGCAGGCCGCAGCCGAGATCCAATCCGCGGCCGCGGGTCCATTTCGTGATCTCCCACTTGATCTTTCCCGACTCGTTGCCGAGCGGCCCGTCGATCTTCCACACCATCGGTCAGTCCCCTTTGAGTTTTTCCACGTAGCACTTCTCGGCGCGGTGCAATCGCACATGGCCTTGGCGTACCGTTTCATCGACCGCGCGGGTGGCGCCGCCCAGGCACTCGTAGTCGTCCAGCCAGATCATCCCGCCGGGGACCATGCGCAGCAGCAGGTAATCGAGGGCGTCCCGATAGCTTTGGTACTGATCGCAGTCGAGGTGCACAAACGCCACCGGTTCCATGTCGAGCGCCGATTCCGGAAATACTCCCTCGATCACCAGGGCGGTGGGGATGTCCATGCGCACATGAGCGGCACTGGTGTCCTTGAAGTCCCCGACCAGGTGGCTGTCGCCGGCGGCCCGATCCGCGTAGGGGATGCCGGTGAAGGTGTCGTAGAGGTACAGCGTGCGGCCTTGCAGCTCGGCAGTCTTCGCCAGGTGCCAGGCGGTGCCGCCGTGGTAGACGCCGACTTCGACGAAACAGCCGGCCGGGGTCTTGGCGGCCAGTGCGCACAGCGCCGCGGCGACCTCGCGACTCACCAGAGAATGCGGTGGCGAGGCGCGCCCGACCATGGTGGTTGCTCCCTGAATTTAAGCGGCCTGGACGATGCGCGGCCGCACCACGCCGACCAGTTTCGGGTTGAACGCCTTGGGGCTGCCCTTCGGCTCATCGCGCAGGTACTTGCGGTCGCGGCCGAACTGGTGCCCGCCCTGCACGAACGCCACCTCCGAGTCGCCGACCACGATGCCGTGCGGCTCGGACTCTTCGAAGATCGGCTCACCGTCCTCGTTCCGGGGCGTCTGATTCGGCTCCGGCGCCCGCGGTTTGGCGCGCAAACTCGCCAGCTCCCGGTCGATCGCCTCGAGGCGCGCCTTCAGCAGCGTATTCTCGGCCGCTAAATCGTCCTTCTCGGCCAACGCCTCGGCGAGCTCGCCCGACTGGTCGACCAAAGCCAAGGGTCCTTGTCCGCTCGGCGTGGCGGCCGTCTGCGGGGCTTTGGCGGGGGGTGCCTTGTCGGCCATGGACGGTCTCCTAGTCCCAGAGGGTGTTGTAGAGGCCCGCGGCGGTGCCGGTCATGATCACCACCAGGGTTCCTAAGAAGCGTACACCAACGCCTCCCGGGCCGGGAGCGATGACCTGGTCGGCGGCGGTGCCGGCGAGGCTCGCGGCCAGCGTGTTGGTGGTGGTCGCGGTGCCGGTGACGATCAGATCGTAGGCGGCGTAGCTCGAGGTGCCGGTCGAGAGCACGGTGGCCCCGAGGAAGATCCCGCCCGGGGTGGAGCGGCCGGTGGTGATGGTCTGGGTGCCGACCGTGGAGATCGGCGTGTAGTTGGCGACGTTCGAGGCGCCGTTCGCGCCGGTGACGTTGTCCAGGCCGACCATGCCGGAGGGCGCCTGCAGGTTCGGGATCGGGTACGGCGGGCCGGCCATCTACATTCGGTCCAGCATGTTGTTGCGCTCGACAAAGCCTTCCACGCCGTCGACCTCGACGGTGTCGTAGAAGGCGTCGTTGTGTTCGCGCGTGTACTGATCGTCGGTCGGGCGCAGCGGCTTCCTGTCAAAGCCCTCTTTCAGGGACCGCACCGTCACATCGTCGGTGACTTGGGTGCCTGAGCCGAGCGCGCCGGCCATCGGCTGATCGTGGATATCGGTGATCTCCTGATCGGCGATGTTCATGCCGGGGGGCAGCATGTTCAGGCGAGCGCCGCGCTTCTGGTAGCGGCCGAGCTCCGGACAGCGGGTGATGAGGCCGTTGTTGTCGCGCGCGCTCTTGTCGCTCACCCAGCCCGAGTGCGCGTCATCGTTCGGGTTCGCCGGCGCGTTGACCTGAAACTTTTCCTGAACGATCTTGGACATGCGAGAGGCTCTGAGAAGTATCCGGCGATACTTTTCAGGTCCAGCCGTCGCCCGGGTAGCTGATGCCGCCCTTGTAGTTGATCATCGTCTCGGAGCGGATGTCGGCGTTCATCTGATCCTCGATGTCCATGCCGGGGGGCAGGTAGTTGAAGTCCGCCTTGAGGCCCGAGGGCGTGCCTTTCTTGTCGAGGTAGCCCTGGTCCGTGATGCCGACCATTTCGTTGCCGGCCATCTTCTCGGACGTCGGCAGCACGCCCACGTCGGGGCGCTTCGACTTTTGCTCCTTGACGATCATGCCGGGGAAGGTTTTGTTCATCGCCTTGACTCCTACGCCACAACGGCGCCAAACGGATAATTCTGATAGTCGACCGTCATCGCGGTGACCGCGGTCGCATCGGTCCCCGAGACCACATAGATCATCGCACCCGAGTTTACCAGCAGGCCGCCCTGGCCCGCGGTGCCGGCGGTGGTGTTGATGGCCCACTGGTTGCCCCCGCCAACCTGGGCCGCCGTGCCTTGGCCACCCGCCAAGAACGGGCCGATGGTGGTCGTCGACATCGCCACCGTGGTCGTGGTCGAGGTGTTGGTCACAATGATGACCGAGAGCTGCTGACCGCTCGCCGTGCCGGTGCCGGTCGCGGTGCCGTTGACCGTTTGGGTGTAGGTCGAGGTGCCGAGGGTCACCGTCTGCGTGGTGAGCCCAAAGATCAGCATGCTGGTGAAGGCGACGAACTTCGAGGTCTGGCCGCCGGAGCCCGCCGCCACGGAGCCGAAGTTGATGTCCCCGCGGGCACCATTGACCGCGGGGTTTTGGACGATCAGAGCCATAGCAGCCTCCTTACGCGGTCACCACGCCCACCACCGGCGCGATCGACAGGTGCAGCGTCGCGATGAAGGTCGCGGTCGCATCGGTGCCGTTCTGCACGTACACCTGGTCCCCGATGTTCAACGGTAGCCCGCCAATGCCGGCGGCCCCCATGGGGTTGTTGGGGGCGGTGAAGGTCTGGGTCCCCCACGGCATGGTGGTGTTGGTCCCGCCCAAGGTGTTGCAGGCGTAAGGCCCGGAGGCGCCGTTCGCGATGTTCGGGCTGTAGCCGATGATGTTCGGCTGCGCCACGGTGTTCAGCGCGGTGCCGGCGATGACCGCGAAGTTCGCGACCGTCTGGGTGCTCATCGACACCGCCGTGCCGGTGGTGTTGGTGTTGGTGATGTACACCAGGGAGGCCGCATAGGCGGGGTTGAGCTGCGTCCCGTTCACCGTGTAGGTCGAGGTGCCGGCGACCGCGGTCGAGAACGACACGCCCCACAGCACCATGTTGGTCCAGGCGATGAACTTCGCTGGCGCTCCGGGCAAGCCGGCCGCGCCGGCGGCCGTCACGCCCTGTTGGATGGGCACCCGCACCAAGGCGTTCGGCTGATCGTAGGAGACCGAGCGAATCGTGTTTGCCTGAGCCATTGTCTTTCTCCTCGCCGCCCCTGGCCATCGGTGCCCTTCTCAGCAGGCGGGGAGATCGGCCCCCGCCCCAGGCTGGTTAACTGCTTGTCTTAAGCCGCGCTGTCCCACTTCACGATGCGGGTGTTGATGGCGATCGTGTGCACGATGCCGTAGCCGCCGAGGTAGTACCAGGCGATGCCCTTGCTGCGCCCGAAGTCGGTCGGGATCTTGCCGCGCATCTCCTCCGGGACCGCGATGCCCTCGGCCACCGTGTCGTTGCCGAAGAAGAAGATCCAGTCCGACTGGCCGTTGGTCCACTGCACCATGTCGCCGCCGGAGGCCGTGGCAATGCCCGTGCTGCCGATGCCCTTGGCGATGTTGGTCTGCTCGATGTACCGCACGTTCTCGTAGCGGCCGATCTCCCCGTTCATGATGAGGTTGAAACCGGTGTCCGAGTACTGGTGGATGCCCTCGAGGGTGTTCTTGAAGGTGCGCAGCGTGGTCGGCCAGGCCAGGCTGTAGTAGTCGTCCGCGATGTAGGCGGGGATGTTCCGCTCCTTCATCGCATCGACCACCGCCTTGGCGTGGGCGTTGCTGTACGCCACCGAGTTGGTGCCCGTCACGGTGCCGTTGGTGTAGAGCGTGATCGCCGAGGCCGAGGTGCCGCCGACCGGGATCACGCGAATCAGGGTCTGGTTGAACTGGCCCCACACCATGCGATCCAGGGTCTTGACCGTGTCGTTCTTCAGGCCCTTTTGGATGATATCCTGGACCGGGAACTTGGAGAGGTTGTCGAGCTTGCCGGAGTACGGAATGCTGTTGCCGGCCTCGGTGATGGTGAGAGTGCCCTGGGTGATCGTCAGGTTGGTCTCGGGCATGGTGTTCGTTTCGATGAGAACCGCGCCGACCTGCGCCACATCCGACACCACGTCCCAGGTGAAGGTGTCGCCCTTCTTCTTGCCCTGCTGGCTGATGTCGTGGACATCGGCGAACTGGCGAAACTTGACCAGGGGCTGCACGTTCATGCGCAGGACGTTGGAGAGCTGGCGGGCATAGAAATAGCCGCCGAGCGTGTTGACCGACCAGACTTGACCTGCCATGTGTGACTCCCATCGAGTCACCGCGTGGCTGGTGATGACTCGCTATCCCGGTATGCGCCCGTGTCGCACCGCACGTTGCTGACCGCGGGCCTTGGCCATCCGGTCGGCGATCGCGCTGGGCGACTCCTCCTGATCGTCATCGTCTTCCGTGCGGGTCGCCCTCGAGGCGGCACGCGGCGGGTTGACGAGACTGCGCTTGCGAACGGCTTTGCCGGGATCGGTGTCGACAGCTGTCAGCATCGGAGCGAACTCCTGGCGGATCTCGCGGCCGATCTTCCGGTAGGCGTCGATGATCTGGAGGTCCGGTTCATCGTGGGCCAGTTGGCCTAACCGCATGCGGAAAAAGCGACCGAGGGACGCGTGCTTCAAGATGTCGGCCTGCTCTCGCTCGGCCGTATCGACTGCGCGCTGTGTTGCCAGTTGCTCGGAGACCTGTCGCGACACGTCCACCGGAGTCTGGGTGGATGGCCTCGCTTTGATGACAGATACCAGCTTCTTGACCGCATCACCGTCACCGAGTGCTGCCGAGGCGATGACATCCTCGAGCTCCCCATCGGAGAGCTCGCTGGGCGTGTCCTTGGGTTGGAGCGCCAGCTGCGTGGCCTGTTTTACAGCGTCGTTGGCACGCTGTAAAGCCACCTCCACCGCCTCGGTCTTCTGTGCGGCGCCGCGAAGTTGCTCCAATGTGAGCCACTTCTCCTTTCCGTTGACGATGGTCAGGTAGTACTTCACCCCCCCGACCGTCTTCTCGTCCCCGGCCTGGTTGACCTGTTCATCGGTCTGCTCGAGGCGCCGGCCGCCGGCGTCATCAGCCCCTTCGCCCTGCAGCTCGCGCGCCCGCTGTTCCTCCTCGGAGATCGCCCGCGCGGCGGCGATGCGCTCCTCCTCGAGCGCCTCCTCGGCCGCCCGGTCGGCGATCTCGGCGGCGCGCTCGCGCGCTTCCGGGCTGTAGTCGAACTCGCCCTCGGCAAAGCGTCCGGTGCCGCCGGCGCCGTCCGTGTCCTCGAGATCCCGCGCGCGGCGGCCATCGGCGGAGCGGGCGATCTCCTCGCGCCGCGTGAGTTGCTCGGAGTTCCGGGCACCGTTCGCGGCGGCCGCGCGGGCCTGGGCTTGCCGCAGCTGTTCCTGTTCTTCGGGGGTCATGACGCGCCGTCCTCCTCTTGTTCGATGATGGTGCGCGCTTCCATCCCGCGCGATACCGCAGCCCCAAGCCACTGCCGGACCTGGCTCGCTACTCTAAACTTCACCTGGTGCTCTTGCATCTTCGCGATCTCGTGGGCGTTGCACTCCGCCATGGCCTCGGCCGCCTCGCTCATGTCGAGGATCGCGCACTCGAGCAGGTACTTGCCGATGCGGTCGTTCTCCAGGAAGTACTCGACTTCCTTCCCGAACGTCACCAGCTCCATCTGAATATCGCGGTCGCTCACCTAGGTTGTCGCTGCCTCGATGTTGCGGCTGTGATCCGCCCAGGTGAACCCGAGCTCGGCGCACAGCAACCGCTCGAGGTTCTCCGCGAAGCGGTGCTGCTTGCCGTAGGGGCAGTCGGGCACGTCGCCCGGCTCCTCCGCATCGGCGTGGTCCTTATCCCACTGGTCGATCGCCTCGAGCTTGACCCGCGAGCGGCGCACCAGGAAGTACTCGACCAGATCGTGCACGATGATCGCCGCCTCGCTGCGCCAGTCCTTGGCGGTCGAGATCCGCACCAATTTCCCGAACCAAGCGCAGTCTGACGCGAAGCGGCAGAAGCTCCTGGAGTGGAACCGAGAGACCATGAACACCCTCGTCACCAGCTGCGGTCGCTTCCGGATCCACAAAGCCCAGGACACGTGGCCAAACACGAGAGTTTCTACGTGTCGCACGTGCATCGGGGTCAGGAACACGTGGAACTTCACAGCCCCGCGTCCCCGTGTAGTCCTCGCCGGCGATCGCCGAGTCGATGAGGGTGGGTGTGAGGCGCGGGGCGTTTAAGCCCTTGGCCTGGATTTCGGATTCGATCTCGGTCTCGCTCATGCTGCTTTCCCGTTGCCTTGGACGTTGGGTGACGGTTTTGCCGCCTGGAGGGCCATCTGGCCGGCTTGGCCCTGATTCTGTTGGGTGATGGCCTGCTCACCCTGAAGCTCCTGCTGCTGGCGCTGCTGTTCGGCCTGGCGGTCGGCCATTTCGAGCTGCATCAGGTGGCCGACCAGCAGGTGCCGGCCCTCTTTCATGTGGGTCTTGTCGGTGGCGATGAGCTTGGTCAGATTCGCCTCGCGGCTGGTCTGCAGCTTCACCACATTCGACTCGTGTTTGTCGTGCACCTTTTGCTCGTACATCGCGAGCTTCTTCTGCAGGAGCGCGATCGTCTGGGTCATCTTGAGCTTGTCGGGGTCGTCCACGTTGAAGAACCGCATGCCGTCCTGGTAGCCGGCGAGCGCCATGAACTCCTTGCCCACTTCCTTGAGGTCGAGGCCCGGCGGGGGCTTCGCGCACACCTCAGTGTAGCCCTTCACGGCGCCCTGGAAGCGGTTCATCTTCATGACCGGATCCGTGGCGCCCATGCCGATGTTGATGTTGACCGCGATGCGCTTCTCGAGGATCGCGTCCGTGACCTCGTTCACGCCGAAGCGCTGCGCGATCTTCGCCTTCTGCCCGGCGACCGCCAGCAGCACCATGTCCGATTCGTAGTATTGCTCGAGCAGCACCAGCTGGCGCAGGCACGGCAGCAGGAAGGTCTGCACGTAGGTCATCAGCGTGTACTCGGTCATCATCATCGAGGGCGCCTGCACGCCCAGCATGGTGCGGGTGGACTCGCGCGGGTTGCGGCCGCCGGCGCCCGCCGCCATCGGGTTGAAATTTCCTAGGAGCGCGTCAAAGTCCCCGTCGACGCGGTTCTGTTCCTCGTAGGCGCTCTGCGTCACGTCGGGCCAGGTCACCTCTTTCACGTCCTTCTCGACGTCGTTGACCATGGTCACGCCGCCGGGCACGTTGCGCACCAGGCTGTTGGTGTCGACATTCGCCGAGCGCTTCGCGAACCAGCGCTTGTTCAGCACCAGCTTGACGTTATCCGAGCGCTGGTTGCCGATGTCGTTGGTCTCATCCTGCAGGCCGCGCCCGAGGGTCGGGAGCGACGCCGGCATGGCCTTGTGGGTCTCGACCGTCCAGGCGCCCATCACGTAGGGGCGCTCGCCGAACCACACGTTCGTGCCCAAGGGTTCGGGCTCGGTCAGCATGTGCTTGCTGGCCAGCATGTACCACTCGAAGTCCTCGCCCTGCCAGCGGTGGATGTGGCGGTGCACCCACACGATGTCGTAGTTCGTGACGTCGCGGTCCTGCTGGCTCGCATCCTGGTTCTGGTTGGTGCGGGCGGCGCGGGTCGAGTCGTCCGAGTTGTCGCGCGCCATCATCAGCACATCGTCCGAGAGCTGGCGCCAGCGCCGGCCCTTCGGGTCATCGCGGTTCATGCGCTCTTTCACGTCGCCGATGTACATGGGGATCAACTGGATCAGGAACGGGCTGGTGTTGATCGGGTCCAACCAGCTCGCCGATGGGTCGAAGCGCAGGTTCTCCAACGGCACGAGCTCCATGCACGGCCGATCCTCGAGCACCACGTACTTGCCGTCCTGGCGGGTGATGCCGCGGTGGCACCAGTAGTTGTGGGCGATCACCGGCCCCTGGTTCATCGCGTCCTGCAGGCCGCCGATCGAGAACTTGAACCACGGGATCGACACGGTCAGGCGCTGCTGCAGCACTTCCTTCATGACGTCCGCCGAGACGATCTCCTCCTTGTTGGTGCCGTCGACCGCCGCGGTCTCGATCAGATCCAGATTGCTGAAGAGCGCCGAGCACAGCGCCGCCTCGTTCTTGCGCATGATGGTGCGGGTCTTCGGCCGGTACAGCTTCGAGCGCTTGTTGAAGGTCTCGCTGTTGTATTTCGAGTCCGAGGGGTGCTGGTTGTTGAACGCCCGCAGGCTGTTGTCGAGATCCTTGCGGAAATTCGAGTCAAAGTAGGTGGTCGAGGTGCGGAACGCGTTCTTGCCGATCAGCTGGAAGTCGGGCAGATCCTCCTCGTCCCCGCCGCCTTCATCGTCCGCCTCCTGTTGCGGATCCTTGAACGCGAGGCGCTCCGAGTCGCCTATGCTGTTCTCGTTGAGGCCCTGCACCCCGCCGCCATCGGCCCACTCCGACTCACTGACCACGTTCGAGCCGCCGCGGTCCTCCTCATCGCCCATGTAGTCCAGGGGTGCGCGGCCTTCGGGCGGCTCGGCGATCGCCGGCGGCTGGGTGCGCCACGGGACCGACGCGCGGGCCATCAGGTCTTGAACCGGCCGAGGAACATGTCGCCGCCTAACTCATTGACGCGGCCGGGATAATCGATCGCCTCGAACGGCCTCGTCTCAGTCTCCTCCTGCATCCAGTGCGAGGTGTACCAGGCAAGGCCACGGGAGCGTCCGTAGTTGGTCGGGATCTTGCCGCGAATTTCGTAGACCCTCCCAGGGCCCAGCTTCTCCTTGGCGAGTTCGTGGAGCCGGGCAATGACCTGGTGCACGCCTGCGTTCCAGAAGGCATCGGGCGTCAGATCGGTCAGCTGCTTGAGGACCACCCAGTGAGCGCCGGTCTCGATGCACTGGCCGTCCTCGAGGTAGGCCGGGTTCTCCTCCGGCGTGTCGTAGGTCACGGTAAAGTTGCCCTTCTCCCCGAGCTTGTAGTGCGCGGCCATCAGCCTTGGCCCATGCCGCGGATCTGCTGGCCCTTCATAATCGTGTGGTAGAGCTCATCCGGGATCGTGGGGTACAGGTCCGGCACCGCGGCGCCGCGCGGCAGCTTGAACGCCTCGAGCAGGGCGCCTGCGAACTTGACCGCGGTCTTGCACGCCTCCTGGACCGTGCCGATCTTGTTCCGCGGCAGCAGGCTGCAGAAGCCCTCCTTGCCGGTGGTGACTGTGACGGTGTTGGTGATCGCGACATGGGTCAGGCACAGGTTGTGGTCGCGAAAGCCGATCATCCAGTAGTGCCCCGGGTAGTGCAGCTCGAGCTCGACCGCGATGGCCTTGGCGATCGCGAGGTCGTTCGACTCGTCCGGGTTGCCGGGGACAATGTGGACGATCTGGTTCATGGGCTCGTCGGAATCCAGACGTCCCAAGTGAAGGTGTCGCCACGGCCAGCCTCTACACGGCACGACTTGCGCAGATCAGCGATGCGCAGGTGTTGCTCGAACACGTTGCGATTGTCGAGGATCTTCTGAACCTCACGGCGAAACAGCCGAGACGCCGCCAACTCTAACAATAGCCGGCAGCGACGCTGGTACTCCACGTCCGTTTCACCGGGCATGCGGATCAGCGCCGCCATGGGTCAGGTCGTTGCAGCTTTTGCCGGTTTCGTCTCGCCCGACGCGGCTTTTCTTGCAGCCGGAGGGTCTTTCGTCTCATCGGCGGCCGCTTTCGTGTCTTCCGACTCGACCGGCACCCACTCCGGCGTCGCGTCGGTGATGTTCGGGTGCGGCTCGTGCAGCTGGTGCAGGATTCCGTCGATGAACTTCAGGTGGTGGGTCTTCAAAAATCCGTCTTTCATGGGGTCACTCCGGGTAGCCTTCGGGGGGAACAAAGCCCGGCCGGCGGTAGATGCCGGTCGTGCCGATGTCGGTGGAGTCGAACTTGCGGGCCCCGCCGCCGAACACGTAGACGCCGTGGTCCGGAGCGTTGAACGCCGCGCCCCACTCGCGCTCGACCATCTTTTGCAGACTGAACGTGCGGGTGGTGACCTGGCGGCCGAGAGTGGGAGAAAGTGGGGGCAGCGGCATCGTTTTATCCCTCGTCGGGCTCCAGATCGTACATGAACTGACGTTCTGCGTGCTGATCACGCAGTTCACGGTTCTCCGTCAGCAGCCGCTGCAGGTTGGCGCCGGTGGTGCGATCGCACTTCTGCTGCACCGCCGCCAGCAGGCGATCGATCTCGGCATCGGTCAGGTGGCTCATACGATGTCCGGCTCAAGCGACTGTTGGTCAATGGCTTCCGGGGCTATCGGGTTGGCATCGTAGATGCGCGAGAGCGCGTCCACAAGGTCTTTGCGGCCGCCGAAGGGGTAAAGCGAGAGCTGGATCCGCAGCCGTTCGGCCACATCGTAGATCCGCCGCTCCTCGTCCACGCGCCGAATCGGCTGCGCCACCCGGTACTCATAGCCGGCCCCGATCATGCTCCGCTGCAGGCGCGTCAGGCGCTCCTCATCGGTGGGATACGGCAGGTACAGCCGGTGTCCTTTGATGTCGGGCACCAGGCGTTGCACGCGGTCGTCCTTGCCGACCTCGCCCGCCTCCGGCCACTCCAACTCGATGATCTCGAAATGGTTCGCCTCGAGGCGCTGGCGCTCGTAGAAGTAATCCAAATCCGCGCGCGCGCCGAAGGACTCGTAACCGCAGATGATCCCCACCACCCCGGGAGCGCGCTCCCACTTGTCCTTGAGCTCGGAGAACTTCTCCCAGCGCTCCATCAGGTCCATCTTGTGATCGTAGCCATCGAGCAGGTACTTGTTGCCCGCGGCGTCGATGCCGAGCACCACCATGGCGGTGTTGGCGGAGGTCTTTTTCTTGCTGCGGGCCGGGTCGCACAGCAGGTAGCACTGAATGGTGCGGGGTCGCACCTCGTACACCTGCAGGTCGGTGGTGTTGAACATGCGCTGGCTGCCGGCCAGCGGGTTCAGCAGCATCTGGCAGGCCAGGGTGCTGTCCAGCATCTCGATCTTCTTTTTCGCCCACGCCTTGCGCGACAGCAGCACCGGCCGCCCGTCCTTCTGGCCGTTGTGCGTCGCCGGGTAGATCCGCGGCAGCGCCGCCTTGCGGTCCATGATCTCCTGGTACGTGTCGGCGAAATGGTAGCGGGTGCCGACCACCCACACCCGCCCCTCCGCGGTCCCTAAGTTCGAGCTCATCGACCAGCCCTCGGTGGTCTTGATGATCTGGTCGGGGGTGTTGACGGAGGCCGGCACCACTACGTCCTCGTAGATGCGCAGCATGAAGTGCGCGCCGATCGGCGTGCCGTCGATCAGGCCCCACGCCTCGAGCGTGCCCTCCTTGGGGTTGCCGCGGCGCTTGACCACCAGGCCCTTCTGCACGCTCCAGCGCTCCGGCGTCTCGCCATCGGCGTACAGGATGTCGGGGAAGGCGGCGCGCAGCAGGGCGTTGCGCTCGAGCTCGAGCTTGATCTGCGTGACGAACTTCTCGGCGATCGCCTTGGTGTGGCTGAAAATCGCGGTGGTCAGCTCGCAGTTGCGCAGGATCTCCTGGATGCAGCCGGCGAAGGTGATGATGGTCGACTTGTAGTGATCGCGGGCCCACAGATCGATGTGCCCGTCCGGGTCGTTCTCGACCTCGCGGCAGCGGCGGTAGATCCAGGGGTGCAGGCAGTCGGTGCGGCCGAACACACGCACCAGCAGGTAGAAACGGTCAGCGAGGCTCAGCGTCCTCACTGCTGTCAGGTCCGTCCCCCCGTGGTCCATCTCGACCCAGGTCTTTATCAGGGCGGGGATCGGCACGATCGGCAGCAATTCTCTTGAGGCGGTCGTAGTAGGCGCCCAAGAGTTCGGGCTCGGCGGCGACGGCGATGCCAACGGGCTTGCCGCCGGGTCCGGCAATCTCATGGCTCACCGTCTCGCGCCAGCCCATCTGCGTGGCGGTCCACCACTTGACCATCGAGGGCACGCCTTTGCGCGCCTCGGCGAAGGCCACGCCGGCGACCGTGAAGCACGCCTTGGCCTTGCCCATATCGAGCTGCACGCGGTAGCGCTTCCTCAAGGTTTTCACGGACTTGACCCCGATCAGCACCGCAATCATCTCGTGCGGCATGCCGATCCCCGAGGCGTTCTCGACGGTCTTGCGGCTCTCCTCGGTGACCTGGTGTGTCACGCGCCCTCATGGGTATGGGTACTTTTGGTCGCCTCCGCAAAGGTCAGGTCGCTCACGTGCTTCGCCTTTTTGCCCGTGTAGTCCTGCCACCGCTCGATGATCACGTCCGCGTAGTGCGGGTCTAACTCCATGATGCGGCAGCGCCGGTTCAGCTTCTCCGCCGTGATGAGGGTGGTGCCGGAACCGCCGAAGGGGTCGAACACGAGATCGGTCTCCTGCGAGCTCGCCCCCATCATGCGCTCGACCAGCGCCACCGGCTTCATGGTCGGGTGCATCTCGCTTTTGGACGGCCGCGGCTCGCGCAGCACCGTGGAGCGCTGCGCGGCGATGGCCTTCTTGAGCAGCGCACGGCATTCGTCCGCTTTGAGCTTATCGACGTTCACATCGTCATCGATCACCGTGGTCTGGGTGTAGTCGCCGGCGAAGTAGTGCCCGGCGCCTTCCTTCCAGCCGTACAGGATCGGCTCGTGCTGCCAGTTGTAGTCCTGGCGGCCTTTTTCTCCAACGACTCGAGCCGCTCCTTGAGCAGCACGTTCTCATCCCACAGCTGTTTGTACGTGATCTTCGGGACAGTCTTTTTCTTGGTCATCGATGCTCGCGGGCCCCTGATCGGGGAAATTCGCGGTGGTTTTAGGTCTATCGGCGGCAGAGCCCAAGGCTTCGTTGAAGTCCCTCGAGGCTCGTTGCCGAGCCCCGAGGGGAAATTCAACGCCTGGGATGCAGCCTCTGGTGCTGCGGCGTTGAATGTGAGGTGCGGCTAATCAAGCTGGGCCCGGTAGCCGTTGTAGGCGGTGCGCTGGGCGTAGGCATCGCGCTTGGTGTACATGGCGAGGCGGTTCGGCATGTCGCTGTTGCCGCGGTGTTCGATGGTGGCGTCCAGGTCGTAGTCCCCGGTCAGGTTCGGCACGTCGTGCCAGTCCTTCGGTGCGCACGTGGTGTGGCAGCCGCGGTGACCCATCGCCGTCATTTCGGTTTTCGTCATGGTGGCGCAGTTTTATGCTCTGCGGGCTCTTTTTGCAAGCCGGAACGCTCGATTTCTGTACTGGTCGAATATCCAGGCAGGCGTGGGATGTACACGATCGGGATCACTTCGAAGCCGTGTCCTTCGGTCTTCCAGCCGATCTTGCGGAACCCTAAGCGGCTGTCCCCGGTCCTGTCCACCGGCCGGTACTCCTCGCCCTGGAACACCACCTGCGGGCGCATCTCAAGCACCAGTTTGTCCCAGCGGCCCTCGAACGGGATGACCGCGGAGGCAATGGTGCGCACGAACTTCATGCGCCTCCCCCAGGTCCAGATCGGCCGGCCGGCGCCCTTCACCTCGGCGCAATAGCGGTCGGAATTGAGGGCCACGACCAGGTAGTCGCAGCCTTTCAGGCACTGCCGCAGGTAATGATCGTGGCCTGGGTGGAAGACGTCAAAGCAGCCGTTGGCGAAGCCGATCCTCACGCCGCCGGGTCCGCCTTGGGGGTGTTCGTTGACACCAGTGTCAGGGGTGACACCGACGCCTTTTCCTTCGGCTCGACCAGGATCTGCATCCAGCCGATGCTGTTTTGGAACTCGGCAATGACCTGATCGCGCTTCGAGAAGCGATGCACGCCCGACACCTGGTCGTGCTGGTCGCACTCGACCTCTACCACGTGCATCGGGGTCAGGAACACGTGGAACTTCACAGCCCCGCGTCCCCGGTGCAGAGGTTGATGATGTCCTCGAGCGCCTTGGTCTCGCCGCCGGTGCCCCAGGCGGGCCTGGCAATCGCCAGAATCCGGTCGAGGTGACCCTGCAGCTTCTCGACGCGTGCGTTCTGCATCAGCGCTTCATCGACGGTCGCATCGCCTCTGTCGACCAGCGCCACTCCCTCGCGGGCGAGATCCTGGTAGCTCGGCCGGTCAGGCGCAATGCCCATGCGATCGAGCGGCGTCTCGCCGGCGCCGTCGCGCAGGTGCGGGTTCACGCCGCGGGATTTCAGCAGCAGCTCGATCTGAGCCTCGAGGTGGTGCACCAGCTTCTGCATGGAGCCGACCATGTCTTCGGATCTGGCGCCCAGGTTGTAGCGCAAGTACTTCAGCTCCTCCTTCACCGGCACGATCGCCTGTTCGCGGAACTCGCCCAGGGCGGTGTTCAGGTGATGGATGTTGTCGCGGAACTGGCGGAAATCCGCGGCGATGGACCCGACATCGCTCTGCAGGCGCGAGAGCGCGGTGGAGGCCATGAACTCGCCGAGCATGCGCTGCATGATCTGAGTCTCTGAGGCCGGCATCGGGACGTTGGCCACCTTCATGGCGCTGTCGACGATCTCGCCCACCGTAACCTGCTGTTTGGGCTTGCGTTTGAACATCCTACTTCCCTCGGTTTTTGCGCCGGTAGGCGCCGTTGTGGATCAGGCGCTCGTGGCCCCAGGACTTCTCGATCACGGCAGCCGGTCCCGCAAGACCGCCAGCGGGCAGGTGGTGGTGCCGACCTCACCGACCACGTAGCCCGCGGCAATATTGGCGAGCTCGCAGCCCTGCTCCAGGGTGCCCTTGGCGGCAAGCGTCGCGGCAATCAGCGCGGTCACGGTGTCGCCGGCGCCCGTGACATCGAACACGTGCTGGGCCTGTGCCGGGAAGTGCTGACGAGTCGATTCCGGCACCCCACACAGATGCAGGTATAGCCCGTCCGGACCGGCCTTGTGCACGATGCGTCCCATTTTTGACACAGTGTAGTTGTGCCCGTGCAGCTCGGAGCTGTTCGGGGTGATGACATCGCAACCCTGGTACTTGGCCCAGTCCAGGCCCTTCGGGTCCACCACGATCGGCACGGCGGCCGCGTTGAAGGCGGCGATCTGTTCCGCCAGGCGCGGCCCGAGCACCGCGCCCTTGTTGTAGTCGGAGATCACCAGCGCATGCCACTCGCGCGGCCGGCCGGCGCTGCTCCAGTCCGCCGCGACGTTCACGTCCTTGTCGACCCGGAACAGCTGCTGATGCCCGACCAGGTAGCGGTGCTTCTCGCTCCAGATGTCACACGGCGGAAACGTGTTGCCGGTGCGGATGCCGAGAGCGCGCAGTTGTTGCACCACATTGGCCGCACCACCCGGCCGCCGCGACACGCTGTCCTCGAGGAACACCGGCACCGGCGCTTCCGGGCTCAAGCGGTCGACGTGGCCGAAGTGGTAGACGTCGGCCATCGGGTCGCCGGCGACCAGAATCGAGAGCTCGGCGAAGGACTCGATAATCTCGCGCAGCTCCATCAACCGATCACCCGCCACGCCTCACGCAGCGCATGCACGGCGTAGAGCACCAAGGCGAGGGTGCCGATGCCGACCAGAATCAGCAGCGACCAGAGCGCGATCTTGGTCCAGCGCACGGCGCCGCGATCGCGCCAGTTGCGCGAGGGCATCGGTGGCGCGATGTACAAAAAATCGTACTCCTCGAGGCCGGTCTCGTCCTCGTGCTCCTGGCTGCGCGTGTTCATTGCCAATCCCCTTTTTTGATGATCTGCACCTTGAAACCGTAGATCGCCTCGACCTGCTTGATCTTGTTGCGGCTGACCTGGGTCAGGTGGCCCTTGCAGTCCTCGACGATCACCGCGTCGCCGAAGCGCTCCCGCGCGATGGTGTAGTGCAGGTTCACCACCACGAAGTCGGCGCGCCAGATGATGCCCCCGGGCAGGTAAAAAGGCACCTGGCGCGTGAACCACGCGATCGCCTTGATCTGCCACAGGTTGTGCCAGTACAGGTAGCGGCGGGCCTCGAGGCGGCTTTGGAACTTCCAGCCGTTCTCGATCGTGGTCTTGGCGCCCTTCACCTGGGCCCGGCCGGTCTTGAGACGGCGGAAGTCCGCCACCGACATGCGCTCGGTCGCGTTCACCGCTTACCCATCTCCGATTTGAACTTCGCCCAGACGTCCAGCATCTCCGCCGGTTTGATCCCTGGACGCAGGCAATTCTGAGTGAAAACGTAGCCCAGAAACATGATGATGAACGCCTCCGAGTGCTCGATGCCCAGGATCTCGACGCAGTAGTCGGCGAGTTCCTGCTTGCACTCGGTGCACAGCGCTGGGCCGCCGCAGCGCGCCACCGCGCCGCTTTCGTTACGGCGCACCCAGCCGTGGCCGGCCATCAGTGTGTGTCCTTGCGGCTGCGCTTCTTGGCCGAGGACTGGATCCGCCGGCCGGTGCGCGACATGGGCTGATCCTCATCCGGACTCTCCGGCACCAGGCCCTCGAGCGGCACGCCATCGCCGGCGCTCTCCTGGTGATCCAGCGGCAGCTCAGGGTCGTCCGCTTCTTCCTCCTCGAGCTCGGCTTTGAGCGTGATCGAGACCTTGGCGTTGATGAGCATCTGCGCGGACGGATCGCCGTTCTCCGGGTTGACCTGCAGGGTGCACGACATCAGCGTCATGCCGCCGCCCGACAGTTTGATCGTCGCGTTCGAGAACTTATGGCCGAGGGTGCCGGGGTTCAGGGCCAGGATCCGCGGCACGTACTGATCGCCGTCCATCTTGAAAAAACCAACGGCCGCGGTCTCCTCGTCAGTGACGGCGCACAGCTCCTCGGCGTTCAGCACGATACCGGCGATCGGAATGTCCTGGCCCGGCACCTCGTCCTTGCCGTGCATCTCGGTGCGGGTGTTGACGCTTTTCCCAATCTTCCCGGGCCGCTTGGTCAGGTTCAGCTTCTGCATGTAGGTCTCTCCAGAGTCGTTGTAGGGCGTCGAGGCGGATCATCACGTCCAGCCCTGTTCGGCGATGCGCGCGAGGGTGGGGGTGGATGCAATCTGGTCCTGCAGGTCGCGGGCAATCATGGTGGCCGCCTGGATTGGCACGGTGCGTGCGCCTTCGGGATGCTTCGAGGCTAACTGCACCGCCGCCATCAGGCACCACGCCTGGAACTTGCTCAGGCGCAGTTGGATCGGCTGACGATCGTCGTGCAGGGCCTTGAAATCGGCCACGAACTGCGCGCTCATCTCCTCCTCGGCCTTCACTTGCGCCGCCGGTGCTGGTCGGCGTTCGGGCAGGTGGCGAAGTGACTCTTGTGCCCGTCGTCCGGGTCGTACTCGGTGTCTTCAGGCTTCACCGTGTCGGCATCGACCGGCATGTTGTTGCCGGCGGCGGTCTTGAACCAGATGATCTGGGCCCGGCAGGAGCGGCAGCGCACGATGCGTCGCTCGTGTTCTTCGGTGGTGTCGGGTTCGTCGAAACTCATCGCTTCGCCCGGCAGCGTTCGGTGGCGATCCCGGCTTCTGTTTGGATGAAGTGATCGATCCTCGCATCATCGAAAAACGGGTCGCCGGCAAGACAATGCGGGCAGTCCCGTTCCGCCTGATTGACGGCCAGCGCCAACGCCTCGAGCGCGTCCATATCCCGCTGGGTGAGGCGCGCCCCACGCTTGCCCAGTCGGACGTGCGCCACCGTGCCGTCGCTGAGGCGGATAAAGGGCATCAGCCCCGCACCTTGGCAATCAGGGCGAGAGCGTGGTCTTCGCGCTCGATGTCCGCTGCCTGTTCCATGCGGGCGTCGCTATGCGGGGATCCTTCGGGTTTGATCCGAAAGGCCGGAAATTCGGCGATGTACTCCGCCAGCACGGCAGCCAGCGCTTCCTGTTCCTCCTGGCATTCATCGCGGCCGCACAGTCCCATCAGACGCTCCGCTCGAGCATGGCATCACGCGCTTCGGTCAATGGCTGCTCCCCATGAGGGCGAGCGAGCGCTGGTGACCCTCGATCACATCCTGGGCCAAGCGCCGCGCCTCCTCGGTGCTGCTGGCCTGGGCAGCCATCTGCAGGCCCTCGAGCAGGTTGTCGATCTGGCCCTGCAGGTTGTGGGCGACCTCAAACTTCACCCAGCGGCCGACCGTTTCGCCTTCGGGCCCGAGCAATGTGCCGGTGAAGATTCGGGCGTTCACGTGAGATCCGCCTGCATCGGCTCACCGTTGACGAAGTCCTGCACCGCATCGCGACACTCTTTCGGCGTGAGATACGGACCCGCGACCTTCCTCGCGGGACCGCCAGCACCCGGAATGGTGTAGGCGGTGTAGTCGAAGGTCTCGCGCTTCGAGTCCTGGGCTTTGTGGATCCGGAAGCGACCGCAGCTGGTGACGAGGGTGTTCATGGTCTCTCGGTTCCACTCCAGGAGCTTCTGCCGCTTCGCGTCAGACTGCGTTTGGTTCGGGAAATTACGTTTAATTCGCTCCCGGACTTCCTCTAGCGTTGGCATCTCTGTCCTCCATGGTTCGGAAGGGAGGGGGGA